ACAAGCGCAAGGGTATTAACTATGAGTTGGGGACAGGGAACTAGTAATAACGATATAGGGTGGGGTCAAGGCTCTGTAAATGATGACGATATTGGGTGGGGTGAGATATACGCCGATAGTTGGAGTGGTGATACTGATATAATCGGCTATGACGCAGCTGCTCCAAGTATTAGCGGAGTTCCAACGATTAGCAGCCAAACGGAAGTAGGCGAAACGATAACAGCAACTCCAGCAAGCGTAACAGGTTCTCCTACACCGACAACAAGTTGGCAATGGGAGCGAAGTTCTGATGGCGCAACTGGATGGGCAGATATTAGTTCCGCAACAGCAAGCACTTACACACTTGTTGCTGCTGATGACACGAAATATGTCAGAGCGGTACAAACTGAAACTAATGTGGTAGGTAGCGATTCAGCAAATAGCGCATCGAGTGGTCAAGTTTCTGGCTATGACGCAGACGCTGCGGCATACTTTACAGCAGCTAGTATTACGGATGTCACGGAAAAGGACGCTGTGAATCAATTAGTGCTTGACCTCAAGGGAACAGGCAGTACAACGAACAACAACAACATTTGGACAGGCATGAGTGCCATATATCCAGTCAGCCCTACATCACTTTCAGCAGCAGCGTTCAACCTTAAAGACACATCGTTATACGAAATGACTTGGCTTAATTCGCCTACCCACGCTACAACAGGTATTAGCGGAAATGGAACAACACAGTATGGGGATACAGGAGCGGTTCTAGGAACAATCCTTTCGGATGAAGACGATTCGGGAATGACATATAGTGGTGATTACTCAAGTGGTGATTTCGCTATGGGTACGGCCACTTCCACAGAGCGGTGGGCGATAAGAACAACCGCTGCCAAGAGGCATGGATATTTAGGATTATCATCAGCTGTCGTATCAGGAGGTAATGCAGGTGTAGGAATTTATAGTGTCGTAAGAAGAAGTACCACCGATAAAGAGTTTTACAGAGATGGCGCATCAATTGCCACGAATACGACAAGCGATACAGGTAGCTTCCCTCCAACACAAAACTTATACGTGTTAGGTTGGAACAACAACGGCAGCGCAGCTGGTTTGTTCGCAGGTGAAATTAACTTCTGGGCAGTCCACACAGCACTTACAGCAGGTGAGGCTCAAGACCTTTATGACGCAATCACAACCTATAACACAGCGTTAAGTAGATAAATTATGTATTTATTATTTGAAACAGACTACACGGTTAACGAATCAATACCAATAGGTGATGGCAGCTACCTCAAGCTATTAACTTGTGAAGAGGGCTATTTCATCACCGACAACTTCCAATCATTGGTTGATGAGCAGGGATGGACATATACGGAAGTTGAGTCGATAACGCAGATAGATTCTGAGCCTTAGAGCTTCATCTCAACGAAAATACAACATTCATGGAAGCCTAAGTTACTTAGGTATGACGAATGAAGATATCATTAAAGGAGTCAAGGAGCTATTTGATTTTAAGAAGTCAACCGAAACAGCATTAGCTGAAGAGGTGAAACTTGAGCAAGTAGCTTTAGACAACGGTACAGTAATCGAAGCGGATGCTTTGGAAGCTGGCGCTCCTGTGTTTGTCGTATCTGATGAGGACCGCGTACCACTTCCGGTAGGTGATTACAAGTTAGAGGACGGGCGAACATTGGTAGTAGCCGAGGAAGGTGTTATCGAGTCTATCGGCGAGGCTGAAGCGGCAGAAGATGCGGCAACAGAAGAGGACATGGATAGCGATACATCTGAATTTGTTACTAAAGCTGATTTCGATACAGCTATTGCAGACATCAAAGCGCTATTAGCGAAGGATGAAGCGGTAGAAGTTGAAGCAAGCGCAGACGAAACACCTGAAGTAGTCGAGGAGACTGCTGAAGTAGTAACGGTAGAGGCAAGCGTAGAGCCTGCTGCTACACCAATTAAAACAAATCCAGAGAAAGAGACGGAGAGACAAAATATGTCTCACTTATTCAATGGTGGTACTAGCGGCACACCCGCCGACCTAGTGCGAAATGCTTATCAAAAATTATATAAAAGCAAAAAAGGGTAATTTATTATGGCAACAACAACTAGTATAACAACTACTTACGCTGGTGAATACGCAGGCAAGTACATTGCCCCTGCGCTTTTATCAGGTAACACACTTAGCCAAGGCGCGATTTCGATCATGCCTAATGTTAAGTACAAAGCAGTCATAAAGAAACTAAGCACTGACGGAATTGTCAAGGATGCTACGTGTGACTTTACAGACACTTCTACAATTACTACAACTGAGAGAATCCTAACGCCGGATGAGCAGCAGGTAAACCTCGAATTGTGTAAAAAAGACCATCACTCAGATTTTGAAGCGGTTCAAATGGGTTACAGCGCTCACGATACTATTCCACCTGATTTTGGTTCATTCCTTTTGGAGTATGTAGCTAATAAGGTAGCTCAGAAAACAGAGCAAAACATTTGGGGCGGTATCGCTGCAAGTGCTGGTGAGTTTGATGGATTCGTTGAGCTTCTTACAGATGACGCTAACCTACCAACAGCAAATGAGGTAGCAGGAACAACAGTAACAAGTTCTAATGTAGTCGCTCAGTTGGGCGCTATTAAGGACGCTATTCCAAACGCGGTTAAGTCAAGCGGTGAGTGTGTAATCTATTGCGCTATCAATATCGCAGACGCTTACATTAGAGCGTTGGGAGGCTTCGGGTCTTCTGGACTTGGTGCGGCTGGTGTGGACAACAAAGGACCAGGATGGTACAACGGGCAACCGTTAGTATTTGAAGGAGTGCCAATGTTTGTCGCTAATGGACTAGCTGACAACGTAGCAATTGCTGCTGAGAAGTCTAATCTTTGGTTCGGTACAGGATTAATGTCTGACCACAATCAGGTTAAAGTTCTTGACATGGCGGATCTTGACGGTTCGGACAACGTGAGAATTGTTCTCAGGTTTACCGCAGGCGTTCAGTACGGAGCAGTAGAGGATATTGTTACATACGGAATTGTAAACCCTAACAACTAATAGGGACAACGTATAATTTGAAGGGGCAAGTAGGTTGATCTTGCTTGCCCTTTTTTAATACAACAAAGACAAATGGCGTGTGACTTAACATTAGGAAGAAAAGAACCCTGTAAGGATTCGGTAGGCGGTATAATGACCGCATACTTCATTGCATGGGCTGACATTGATAGCGTAACAATTACCTACGATGCCACAGATACAGATATGATAGATCAAATTGTAGCAAGTGCTGACAGCGTAAATGCTTATAAGTACGAGCTAAAAGGCGGATCTAGCTTAGAGCAGACGGTAACATCCTCAAGAGAGAATGGAACTACCTTCTACGAACAAGCGCTTTCAGTGTCGCTTAAAAAGCTGACAAAGGAAGATCATAAGGAATTGAAGCTACTTACTTACGGCAGGCCGTTGGTAATAGTAGAGGATAAAAATAACAATTTATTCCTGTGCGGGTTAGATCACGGAATGGATGTAAACGGCGGCACTATTGCAACGGGTACGGCATTGGGTGACTTCTCAGGATATACACTAACGCTGTCTGGTGAGGAGCAGCTACCGGCTAACTTCTGCGTTATCGCGGGGGCTGACGGTGATGCTAAGGTTACGGCATTAGGGCTAACAGTGGTACAGGGTACGAATACTTAAACTTCGGTTTGTTTATTGGTTTTAGTGGGGCGGCTATTTGGTCGCCCTTTCTTTTGTAAACAAAAACACTATTCGTTAGTTATTTATGTATGGATGTCTTAACCACAAGCACAGGCGCACAAAGTATTACAGTAATTCCACGATTTGAACCTACATCTACTGTTAGGGTAACGCTCAAATCAGACGATCAGAACGCGCAGCAAATCCAAAGCACGGTAACGGGTACTTATTCAAACGGGTATTTAACCGTATCGCTAACCTTTGATGCTGATGATTCATTAACTGAGGGGCAATTTTACAGCCTGAAGATAGAAGAGAGCATAGCAAGCGTGTGGACAATGGCATACAGGGGCTTAGTCTATTGCACAGATCAGACAGACTTCCCTAAGTACACGATTAACAGCGGCAAATTCACGGAGTACGCTGGCAACGATAACGCATTTTTGACGATATGAGTAATGTAAGGGTAATAGAGCTAGGCAAATACGATAAGCCTGAAGCGGTAGAGGATACCCGCGAAGATTGGGTTAAGTACGGCCACAATAATAAGTACTACGACTACCTGTTAGACGCTAAAGAAAGTTCCACAAATAGCGCCCTTATCAATAGCATCTCAGATATGATTTACGGGCGGGGGCTTTCCGCTACTGATGCACACCGAAAGCCGGAAGGGTACGCCGCGATGTTAGGTATCTTTAAAGAAGAGCCTACACGTAGACACGTAGATGATTACTATACATTAGGGCAGGCCGCGTGGCAGCTTATCTATAACGAAGATAAGAGTAAGATAGTCGAGGCACATCATATCCCTATTCAAAATCTACGGCCAGGTAAGTGTAACGATGACGGAGATATTACAGGGTACTACTATTCTGATGATTGGGATAAGGTAGATAAGCGACACGAGCCGGACAGAATACCCGCGTTTGGATTTGGTAAGAAAGGTGAGAAGCTAGAGATAATGGTAGTTAAGCCATACCGTAGCGGGTCTTTTTACTTTTCACCCGTTGAATATCAAAGCGGGTTAGACTACGCTTACTGTGAGATTGAGATGGCAGAAATGCACCTGAATAACATCCACAACAGGTTTAGCGCTAATACTATTATCAACTTCAATAATGGACGGCCAGACCCTGAAGAGATGGACGCTATCGAAATGAAGATTCGGCAGAAGTTTACGGGTTCTGATGGTGATGGGTTAGTAGTGGCGTTTAATGACAATCAAGAACAGGCGGCAAGTATTGAGAATCCTAACCTAGCAAACCCACACGAGCAGTACAGCTTTTTAAGTGAAGAGGCAAGGCTTCAATTAATGGTTAGCCATAGGGTAACTAGTCCTCTATTATTTGGGCTTCCTGGTAATGGCGGGCTAGGCAGTAACTCGGATGAGATTAAAATGGCCTCAATGCTATTTGATAACACCGTTATAAAGCCTATGCAGCGCGTTATTTTGGAAGGGATTAACCAAGTACTAGCCTTTAACGGTATCACGCTTAATACATACTTCCAAACGTCTCAACCGTTAGACTTCACAGCGGTAGACGCTGACGATGTAAGCGATGAAGAAATAGAAGAGAGTGAGGGTGTAGAAATGTCAAAAGTACACACCTGTTTAAGCGATGAAGATGAGCTGCGCGATGAAGTGGCAGACGAGCTAATAGAGCTAGGTGAGGACGTTGATTGGGATGAATGGGATTTAGTAGATGATGGTGAGGTAGATTATGACATAGAGGACGAGATAGACGCGGAGCAAGAGGACACGCCAGACGAAAGTAAGCTGAGGCAAATGTACAGGCAGGTAAAGGAGTTTGTAAGTACAGGCACATCTAAACCAGGAGCAGACAGCAGCCAAGATAAAACAGTAGAGGGCGCAGACTATCGGGTACGGTATCAGTATTCACCCCACTCAGTAGGCGCTAATAGTAGAGAGTTCTGTAAGCGAATGGTGAAGGCTAATAAAATCTACCGCAAAGAGGATATACTA